ATGCATCTAGAAGTCTCTATTAATCCAGAAACTAGAGCTGAATTTTTTGATGAAGTTTTTCTCAAATTCCCGGAGCTAGAGTCTTCTATCATTGATGATTTCAAGAGATACAAAGCAACCGGTGAGCTTCCGCATTATTTCGGTAGGGACGTTGCGTATACTCAGCCCTATGGTGCTTTTCGGGCTGGGTTGATGCATATCCATCTTTGTCTACCGCCAAACAAGTTTCCCGAGAAACTTCCACAACCGGATAGGGTCTGCAAGAAAGGTGATCCTGATAATGATGCTTGTCTTGTGTATGTCCAAGGTGAGCTTTATGAGAATAAATATTCACTCATTGCTATTATGTATCCCGATGCACATGAAAAAGCAAGAAAACATGATGTGATGAGCTATCTGGCGCGAATTGCCCAGAATTATAAAGATGAAAACTAACCCGCCGAAGCGGGTTTTTTGTGAGATTAGTTATTTATTTTCCTATTTGTTCTTACCCTCTCCCATTCAATTCTGCCTTCTTCACGCCGTTTATCTATATATTCAGCAAGATCCTGAATGTTGATGCAGCGCTTTGCTTTCTGTGATGTACCAACACGATAAGTCGGGATCGGCAATTGGCATGCATTTGCTTTCGCTTCTGCTGTGTTAGGGCTCATACCGAAATACTTTTGGCATACAGCTGACAGCTCAATGTTTGGGGTATTGAATTCAGCCATCAGTAAAAACAAGGTGTTCATAATTTTCTCCATCAAAACCGGCTGCACCCGGGAAAATCATAATTCTGTGCTGGTGGCAGGAATTAGTTTCTGCCAGATAGCGGAAACATATTTTGCCTGATGACGGGCATCAGCCAGGGCGTTGTGCCGTTCGCCATCGAAAGGCATGTCCATTTTTGGGTCGAATCCGATGGAACGCCCAAGCGTAACGATCGTGCGTACATCGTGGTCATTCCAGTACGCCCACGGGCAGATTTGTCCTGCTCGCTCGTAAGCTCCACGTAAAATTACGTTGTCGAAGGTGGCCCCGTTACCCCAGACTTTTAAATATTTTGTATTGTCTGCATGCTGATTAATGAAATGGCTCAGTTCAGAGAGTGCATCGCTGATCGACAAAGTATCATCAATACAGATTGCAGCTCGTGCTTCAGAGCTCTGTTTCAACCACCACAGGATGGTATCGCCGTCAGGTGTAGCTCCTTGCCCCATAGCACTTTCCAGGCTAACAACCGTATAGAATTCTTGTCCGATGTCTCCGGTTTCTGGAGTGAAGAACACCGCGCCAATGGAAACGATCGGTGCATCCTTATTTTTCCCCATCGTCTCAAGGTCGATCATTAAGTTATTCATTACTTCACCTCCTGCGTTTCTTTGCTGCTGTGAATTCGCCAGTTACCGACGCCTTCCCATTCAAACTGGCGGTTACTAATTCGCGTCCAGCCCCTGCCGAAAAGCAAATCCAGATACCAGTATTTTAAAGTTCTGATAATTGCTCTTACAGTTGGTTTGCATCCAGAAGTCTTTGATGCGCAAATAAAGCACCGAGTTATGCTCATGGCTTCTACAAAAGGCCAGATAAACCAAACCCAGATGCAAAGAGCCACGAACAACATGAGCGCGATGTTAGCCACTAAGCCAGACCAGTACAGATAATTGCTCATTGGTTGCCTCCACCTTGGCTCTGAAGCATGGCAGCGCGGCAGGCGTTCCAGCCATCAACATACCCAGCCCTGATATATCGATTAAAACCCACCTCTTTCTGTGCGCGTGCCAGATTCATTTCCTCCGGCACGTGTACTGGCTGAGCTATATATAGCGGCTGAACATACCAACCCTTTGATAACCAACTGTCAGCAACGTTTTTACTCCGTGTTATTGCCGGAATACCTAAGCCATTGTCTGAATGCAGCCATGCCACCGGTTCTGCTTCCAGCGATGCCAGCGTAATCCGTGCAAGTTCCATTTGTTCACCACGGGTAAGCCCGTTTTCAAGCGGATTTTTAATGATTAATTCGATACGTTCTTTGGTAATAGAATTCATGCTATTTCACCTTAATCTCAACATTTCGCAGCTTTATGTCTACTGGTAGGTCTGACTTTCCTGTTAACGCTAATGCGAGATTTTCAGGAGTAATGAGAGCAGTTATTGTTTTCCCCATTGCCAGACGAATAATCATTCGTATCTCGCGATCGTCACATGCTCCCGGTCGAACAATTGATATTTGTCCGATCATCTCACTCTCCTTTGATGCGAATGCCAGCAAGCCAGTTTCTTATGCCGATATATTCAGCGTTCCTGAAACCGCTTTTTACATATATAAATGGCAAGCGAAGATTGTGACCGTTGGCTGCCAGGTAGTCTTTACAACCCTGTTCGGTGAAACAGCAGGTAACGAATTCATCAATATCTTTCACAGCAACGCGCCGCCATTTTTCTGGTGGTTCCCGAAAGTTTTCATGAAGTAGTTCGAGACGACGACTTTGGAGTTTATTGGCTTCATTGCCATCTTCATCAACCCAGACAATCCGGTCATAGTCATAATCAGCATCAACAACAATTTCGCGCTTTTGATACACACAAAACATAGGGTCTGACGTTATTCGATTATCCTGTGTTCGAATATTTTCACCGATGATGCCAAACGAATCTGGCGTAGGTTTTGTCTGTAACTCTTCGATACGTTCAGCCAGCGCCGCGCACTTGGCCTCAGCTTCAGCAAATTTACGCACCAGGTACTCAGCGTTTGTTTCGTTCACTTTCAGATCTCGCGGTACACATTTCCCGCGAAGAAACCCTTCCATTTCGAAAACATTCATGCGCATTTGCGTAACCCCGATAACTCGTTAAAACGTTCCATAAACATCCCGTAGGCATGGCCTGGTGACAGTGGAATAACTTTGAACATCTCTGTCGCCGGGATACCTTCCAGTACAGGCCAGAAAGAACCATCATCAAGCCCGAGATCGCGGCGTTCGGTTGCCAGCATAATGAGATCGGCATATTTCACTGGCGTGCTCATAACAGGAGGTAACCCGTATTTCTCACGGATTACGGCGTCTATTTTTTCTTCCATCTGTTTATAGTCAGGAAGAAGGCGTTTCAGTGGAGCGGGGATGTCCTGGCAATACGCTTCTGTTGCATCATGCATTAACGCTTCAAAAGCAAATTCCTGCGGTACCAGCTGGCTGCAAAGAACCGCATGTTGGGCGACGCTGTAGAAGTGCGAAAGATGACCGGCAAAGCGACAGATATTTGAAAGGGAAACCGAGATATCGTTAATATCGATGTCGTCTTTATTTATCCTGTCATAATAAAAATGCTTACCGGAAAAAGTTTTAATAAATGACATTTTGTTCTCCACGTATATGCGCTGCACCGCGCTGAATTCTGGTAAAAGGAAGCCCTCACCATCCGGCGATTATTGAGTTAATTACGTTTCCATAAATGCCCCCGCAGGGGCATTTGCAGTAATGAAATCAGGCGGTGAAAGTACCAATAAAGGTTTCTACTTTGCTGTCTTTGAATTTCTCAACAAGCAGATCACGAAATTCGTTAGCCATTTCTTCCTGCACTGCTTCCAGCTGAATAATGCGCAGAACCAGTACAGGACGATCGCCAGTGATAATGCTGAGGCGTAATTTAAATGGACGTTCTTTCAGACCTTCAAACGGAACGCATTTAAATTCAAATGCCACTGGCATAATATCTTTGGTCTTCGCTTCGACAGACTCCATCAGGGAGCGTTTGCCGCTGAAGTCATTATCTTCAAAATCAGCGGTCTGGTTTGCTTCAATCGTGATTTTACGGACAGCCGCAGCCGATTTTGTTGCCTGAATAGCGTCACCATTAGCATCAAAGCCCACAAGGTAGTCGGCCCAGTCTTCAATCCATTCTGCCAGTGACTTCTGGGAGTTACGCTCGCCATTAACAGACAACAGAGCAGAGAACGGTGCTGTCTTTTTCAGTTTGAGAGTGGCGGTGTTATCTGCGTGACCTGGTTCATCAATAGTACCCAGGTTAATCACACTGACGGCTCGCATATTATCGGCATCGATAAAGCAGCGGGTGCCTTCATCTGCAAGATCTTTAGAATAACGGGTAAAGTCATCGATGCTGGCAGTGGAAAGCGCACCACGGAAACGGAAGCGATTTAAATTAAATTTCTCCAGATCATGAATGCGGAAATTCTCAGGCAATGCCACAGCATCGGCACCAATCTTACTGATAATTTCATTAACACCCTGAGCAGAAATAAGGGCATGGATTTGATTAATTGCGGTTGCGTCTAAGTTCTGAGACATAATAAGTCCTCACTATATAAAGATATTCAGTGATGAGATAAATAATCGGTTAATTAAGAACGATATTAATGACCTGCTGCGCGGAGTTTTCCGTCAGGTTCACCGGCAAGAGTCAGTAATTGTCCCTGGTCTTCCTGCAGAATAGTCAGGCGGCCACCGCGATTGACATACATCGGCGTTTCGGTGGTGTCTTCTTCGGAAATTTTCCCGCGGTTAGTCGGGCGAACATATGAGAGTTTGTGTTTGATTTTCACACGGTTCTCATCAAATGGTTCGATTTCCAGGTTGAGCGAGACCTTACCTTTGGTTTTCGTGTTCATCACACCGGAAGCGACTTCACTGAGAACTGCGCCGATTTTGGTTTCAAATACGCCGCCGTCCAGCTCCCCGATAAATGCCTGCACATCAGTACTGCGTTCGCTAGCCATTTTGCTGCTCCTCATCATATCGACCCTGCAAGGTCGGTTGGTTTCTCCACAAAACAGAGAAGAACACCTGCGGTGGCAGCCGCCCGGATGGATTGGGTTATGAGCCCGTCGTCCGGTGATGCTCTTCTCTGTTTTGTAAAAAGAGCGGTACCAGCCGGAAGCAAGTGTACAAACTGGTACCGCCAGGACTACACACAGCATAAAGTTGTGGTGCCGGGTGCCTCCCGGTGCCTGGCGAAGGTTGCACACCAGGCGGGTGGGTATCCACAGAAGGTCGACTGTCAGCCTCAACCTTAACCCGCGTGCGCTGAGCCGCATTCACCACAACTCTAAAAACAAATGTAGGATATCCAACATGTGAGTGTCAAGAGTTTATGTTGGTTATCCTACATAAAAAGATAGGCTCATAAAAAAACCGGGGATACCCCGGTTTTGCGATAGTGAGGAAGATGTGTCAAAAATCCATTATTACTTGTTTGACAAGACCAACTATTCTGCAGTTCTCACCGCATTCAATAGTTTTATAGTTAGGATTTAGTGGGACGAGATACCTGTTCGGCCAGTCCTCAACAAATTTTTTGAGTGTCGCTTCTTGCCCACCATTGATATGGGCAACAACGATTTTTCCGTTAATACACTCTGTATCAATAATATCTGGCTCTACGATAACGATAGAACCTTCTGGTATCGATGGTGAGCCGAGGGGATTGGTCATTGAATCACCACGGACCCGTAGTGCAAATGCCATTTCTGATACAAGGGCGGTAGTATAAACCCACTCTTCAGCATCTTCTTTCCTGACACCAGGCTCCGTCATTGTCCATGAACCCGCCTGAACCCACGAGATGAGGGGGACTTTTTTAACTGCGAATATTTCAGGTTTTAGATTTATCTTTGGTTCAGGCGAGCCTTTTCCGCTAACAAGCCACAGAGGATCGCATTTAAGTGCGTTGGCTAGGGCTTGAAGGTTGGCTCCATTTGGTTGGTAGTCGTCCTTTTCCCATCCAGTAACCGTGACACGGTTCACACCAGTCAAATCAGCCAGTGCTTGTTGTGTCAGGTTCAGTTCTTTTCGCCTTTGGCGAATACGATCACTCATGTTCATCATGTAGGCAATCCTACCACATGCCCATGTAGGATTCTTGACATTGGTATGTTGGATATCCTACATTTCTGCTTAACGTAATTTAACGGGAGACAGAAATGCGGAAATCCGACGTGATTAATTATTTCGGCGGAGTTTGTAAAACCGCCGAAGCCCTAGGTATTAAGCATCCGTCTGTTTCAGAGTGGCCTGAGATTATTCCTGAAGGCCGAGCGTACCAGTTAGAAAAAATTACTAACGGGAAACTGAAAGTTGACGTGTCTTTATATCAAAAGACTAACAGTGCTGCGGCATAAAAACACCACAGAAATGAGGAATTAACCGTGGGTAAAGAACCTGAATGGAAAGTTGATAAACAACCAGCATGGCTGGTGGCAGCAATACGAAGAACGATTGCTGATTTACCTCATGGCTATGAGGAAGCAGCAGAAATTCTTGGTTTGTATAAATCTGATGATATCACCCCAGCAAAAGATCAATTGCATAACAGACTGCGTAGCGGTGGGGATCAAATTTTTCCACTTGAGTGGGCCATGGTTTTACAGGATGCCAGTGGTACCAGGCATGTAACAGATGCAATAGCCCGTCGTAGTAATGGGGTGTTTGTGCCGCTGGTGGTCATTGATGACATTGACAATGGTGACATTAATCAGCGGCTGATGGAGTCAATAGAATGGATTGGCAAGCATTCCCAGTACTTACGCAAGGCAACTGCTGATGGAGTTATTGACCAAGCTGAGCGTGAGCAAATCGAAGAGAACAGCTACCAAGTAATGGCGAAGTGGCAGGAGCATTTAACACTGTTATTTCGTGTTTTTTGTGCGCCGGAAAAGAGTAACGCCCGCGAGTGTGCAGCTCCGGGCGTCGTGGCGTCGATTGCTTCTGGTTGTGGAGAAACTAACGCATGAACAGTTTAACAACACACTACCGTCGTTCGCAACTGATTGCGCTTCCTGTACCGGGTGGAAAAGCGAAGGTGGAGTATTGCTATGCAGTGAATGTACCAGGTGACAGGGAAATTGTAACCCACAGCTTTGCAGAGTGGGCTGTGGGTGATTTCAACCGGCAGAAGGAGACAGTCCTTTGCGACAAGTTAACCGCTGGTTCAAAGATCACTACGGAGTGCCCGTCAGAGTCATTCGTTGGGAACCGGAAACACAACGGGTTATCTACCTCCGCGAAGGCTATGAGTATGAGTGCTTCAGCCCGCTCGAACAGTTTCGTCGTAAATTCAGGGAAATAGAGGTCGGTCATGAGCACTAAATTAACCGGCTATGTATGGGATGGTTGCGCAGCGTCAGGCATGAAATTATCCAGCGTGGCAATTATGGCCCGCCTGGCTGATTTCAGTAATGACGAAGGTGTGTGCTGGCCATCAATTGAAACCATTGCCCGCCAGATTGGCGCGGGGATGAGTACCGTCAGAACGGCTATCGCACGGCTGGAAGCAGAAGGCTGGTTAACGCGTAAGGCGCGTCGCCAGGGTAACCGCAATGCGTCGAATGTTTATCAGCTTAACGTTGCGAAGCTTCAGGCAGCGGCATTTTCTCAACTGTCAGCTTCTGACCCGTCAAAATCTGACGCATCAAAATCTGACCCGTCAAAATTTGATGCGTCGAAATCTGGCAAAAAAGCGGGTTTTCACCCGTCAGAATCTGGCGGGGATCCGTCAGTAAAATCAAAACATGATCCGTCAGATAAAAAAACTTCTCGTCCGGGCGCTTCGCAACCGGACACGCAGAAGGCTGAACAGGATTTTTTAACTCGCCATCCTGATGCGGTTGTATTCAGCCCTAAAAAGCGCCAGTGGGGAACGCAGGATGATTTGACCTGCGCACAGTGGCTCTGGAAAAAAATCATCGCCCTGTACGAGCAGGCTGCCGAATGTGACGGCGAGGTGGTTCGTCCCAAAGAACCGAACTGGACAGCCTGGGCAAACGAAATTCGCCTGATGTGTGTGCAGGATGGTCGTACTCACAAACAAATCTGCGAGATGTACAGCCGCGTCAGCCGCGATCCGTTCTGGTGCCGTAACGTGCTCAGCCCGTCGAAGCTGCGGGAAAAATGGGATGAGCTTTCCCTGCGCTTATCGCCGTCCGTCAGCACGCACACAGAAAAATGCGAAGACCCGTACTTCAAAGCCAGTTACGACAATGTGGACTACAGCCAGATCCCGGCAGGATTCAGGGGGTGATCATGAGTCTTTTGAATGACGTTCAGAAATTCATTGAAGCCCATCCGGGGTGTACTTCCGGAGACATTGCGGATGCTTTTGCAGGTTACTCACGGCAGCGCGTTCTGCAGTCAGCAAGCAAGTTACGTCAGAGTGGGCGTGTGGCTCACCGTTGTGAAGGAGATACACGCAGACATTTCCCACGCCTGACTGAGAGAGCGCAGGAGCCGGAACCACAACCAGTTCGTGAAACCAGACCTGTGCGCAATTTCTATGTCGGCACTAACGATCCCCGGGTGATTTTGTGCCTGACCCGCCAGGCTGAAGAACTGGAGTCAAGGGGCTTATACCGTCGTGCTGCAACCGTGTGGATGGCGGCATTCCGTGAAAGCCACTCCCAGCCAGAACGAAACAATTTTCTGGCGCGTCGTGAGCGGTGCTTACGGAAAAGCAGCAAGCGAGCTGTATCGGGTGATGAGTGGTATCTGTCAGGGAATTACGTGGGGGCTTAATGAGTAATAAATATTGCCAGGCGCTGGTGGAACTGCGGAACAAACCAGCCCATGAACTGAAGGAAGTGGGCGATCAGTGGCGCACGCCGGACAACATTTTCTGGGGAATTAACACCCTGTTTGGCCCGTTTGTTCTGGATCTGTTCACTGACGGTGATAACGCCAAATGTGCTGCGTATTACACGGCGGAAGACAACGCGCTGGCGCATGACTGGTCAGAACGTCTTGCGGAGCTTAAAGGGGCTGCCTTTGGTAATCCCCCATACAGCCGCGCCAGTCAGCATGAGGGGCAATACATCACCGGCATGCGTTACATCATGAAACATGCCAGTGCCATGCGTGATAAGGGTGGGCGCTATGTTTTCCTGATCAAAGCTGCCACCAGCGAAGTGTGGTGGCCGGAAGATGCAGACCATATTGCTTTTATTCGCGGGCGTATTGGTTTTGAACTGCCTGCCTGGTTTATCCCGAAGGATGAGAAGCAGGTGCCGACAGGCGCTTTCTTCGCTGGTGCTATTGCTGTTTTCGACAAGACCTGGAAGGGACCGGCAATCAGCTACATCGGGCGCGATGAACTTGAGGCATGTGGTGAGGCGTTTTTGGCGCAGGTTCGCCAGCAGGCAGAAAAACTTGTCAGGGAGATGGCGGCATGACGACGTTAACTCAATGCCAGCAGCAGGTGCTGGATATGCTGATTTCTTACCAGCAAGAGCGTGGCTTTCCGCCAACCAATCAGGAGGTGGCAACCATGCTGGGATACCGTTCAGTGAATGCAGCGGTGGAGCATCTTCGCGCACTGGAGAAAAAAGGCGTCATCACGATAAAGCGTGGCGTGGCCCGGGGGATAACGCTTCATACCGCGGTGAAGGACGACGACAGCGAGGCTGTCGGGATTATCCGCGCACTGCTTGCCGGTGAGGAAAACGCAAGGCTGCGTGCAACCCACTGGTTACATGAGAGGGACCTGAAAGTATGAAGCTGATCCTGCCTTTTCCGCCCAGCGTGAACACGTACTGGCGACACCCCAACAAAGGGGCGTTTGCTGGTAAGAGCCTGATAAGCGCGGCGGGGCGAAAATTCCAGAGCGCGGCGTGCGCAGCAATAGTTGAGCAGTTACGTCGTCTGCCGAAACCAACGTCGGCACCTGCTTCAGTGGAGATCGTGTTGTTTCCTCCGGATAACCGGATCCGCGATCTGGACAACTATAACAAGGCGCTGTTTGACGCCCTGACCCACGCGGGTGTGTGGGAAGACGACAGTCAGGTGAAAAGAATGCTGGTGGAGTGGGGACCGGTTATCCCGGAAGGGAAGGTCGAGATCACTATCAGTAAGTACGAGAAAACGGCGGGTGCAGCCGCCTGATAAAGAGGAGAAACGAAGTATGAATAATCTGATGGTCATTGATGGTATTGAAGTTCGTCGTGATGCTTATGGGCGTTACAGCCTGAACGATCTGCATCGCGCAGCAGTAGCATCTGGTGCAAATGCCAGAACCAAGGAGCCAGGAAAGTTTCTTTCCAGCCAACAGACTGTTGAGCTTGTTCATGAATTGACCAACACCCAGAATTTGGGTGTTGACCCGGTGAGTGTGATTCATGGGGGAAATGAACGGGGAACGTATGTCTGCAAGGAACTGGTGTATGCCTATGCAATGTGGATCAGCCCGTCATTCCATCTGAAGGTGATCCGTACTTTCGATATGGTAACCAGCGCACCGGAAAAATTATCCGGGCAGGCTGCTGACAAGATGCAGGCTGGTGTGATTCTGCTGGACTTTATGCGTCGGGAATTAAACCTGTCTAACTCATCTGTGCTTGGGGCTTGTCAGAAACTCCAGGAGGCTGTTGGCTTACCGAATCTGGCACCGCGCTATGCCATTGATGCTCCTGCTGATGCACACGATGGCTCAAGTCGCCCGACACTGTCACTGAGCGCACTGCTGAAACAGTATGGTATACGCCTGACGGCTAATCAGGCATATCACCAGATGGTGAAACTGGGGATCGTCGAGCAGCGCGAACGATACAGCCGTACCGCGATTAACAACATCAAAAAATTCTGGTCGCTGACAGCGAAAGGCTGCATGTTCGGCAAGAACATCACCAGTCCTGCAAATCCGCGCGAGACGCAGCCGCATTTCTTCGAATCCCGATTCCCTGAGCTGTTAAAGCTGCTCGATACCGTTCATTGAGGTGACCGTGAGAGCACTACTGACCCCTGAAATTGCCCCGCGTATGGGGATCGTATTGTTCAGGCCAGGTTCAGAGCTGATGCCCCTGTTTATGCAGGGGCGTGTTCTGCTGGAGCCTGAGCCGGAACGTTATTCATCTTTCGCCAGTGGTGCCGTTCCGGCGGCATCACAACCGCTGGCGGATGATCCTGCCGTTCGGGCCGTGTTCCGCAATGAGGCAGTGATCCGTCGTGCTGGTGGCGTGGAATGTCTTGAAAGCTGGTTACTTCGTGAAAAAGGCTGCCAGTGGCCTCATTCCGACTGGCACAGCGAGAACATGACCACAATGCGACACGCTCCGGGCGCAATCCGTCTGTGCTGGCACTGCGATAACCAGCTGCGCGATCAGTTCACGGAACGGCTGGAATCAATGGCAACGGATAACTGTGCCCGCTGGGTGTTGTCTGTTGTGCGTCGGGATCTCGGTTTTGATGATAGTCACGTTGTGACAATGCCGGAACTGTGCTGGTGGCTGATTCGTAATGACCTGGCGGATGCCTTACCGGAAAGTGCAGCCCGTAAGGCACTGAGATTACCAAAGCCTGTTGTGCCGTCTGTCACCCGGGAAAGTGACCTTGTGCCTTCGGTTCCTGCCACCGGCATCATCCAGGATAAGGCAAAAAAGGTGCTGGCGCTGAAAGTGGATCCGGAGTCGCCGGAGTCTTTTATGTTACGCCCAAAACGCCGCCGCTGGGTTAATGAAAAGTACACGCGCTGGGTTAAGACACAGCCGTGTGCATGTTGTGGAAAGCCTGCTGATGATCCCCACCACCTGATAGGCCACGGTCAGGGTGGAATGGGTACAAAAGCGCATGACCTCTTTGTGTTGCCTTTGTGCAGAAAGCATCACGACGAGCTGCATGCGGATACCGTGGCATTTGAAGAGAAGTATGGCTCCCAGCTGGAGCTGATATTTCGTTTTATCGATCGTGCGCTGGCAATTGGCGTATTGGCGTAAGTGGAGAACGAGCATGAACCTTGAAGCCTTACCAAAATATTACTCCCCAAAATCTCCAAAATTGAGCGATGACGCACCGGCGACAGGCTCAGGTGGTTTAACGATTACGGATGTGATGGCTGCGCAGGGGATGGTGCAGTCGAAAGCACCGCTTGGGTTTGCCTTATTCCTGGCAAAAGTTGGTGTTCAGGATCCTCAATTTGCGATTGAAGGTCTGCTCAATTACGCGATGGCACTGGATAACCCGACATTGAACAAATTGAGTGAAGAAACCCGGTTACAGATCATCCCTTACCTTGTGAATTTTGCCTTTGCTGATTATTCCAGGTCTGCGGCAAGTAAGGCTCGCTGTGAGCATTGTGCTGGTACTGGATTTCATAATGTATTGCGCGAAGTGGTGAAACACTCCAGAAGCGGGGAATCTGTTATCAAGGAAGAGTGGGTGAAGGAACTATGTCAGCATTGCCATGGTAAGGGAGAAGTCAGCACAGCGTGCAGAGGGTGTAAGGGTAAAGGTATTGTCCTGGATGAAAAAAGAACCCGGCTTCATGGTGTGCCTGTTTATAAGATTTGTGGGCGTTGCAATGGCAACCGGTTTAGCCGTTTACCAACCACACTGGCGCGGCATCATGTCCAGAAACTGGTACCGGACCTGACGGATTATCAGTGGTACAAAGGATATGCAGACGTTATTAATAAACTGGTTACAAAGTGCTGGCAGGAAGAAGCGTATGCTGAATCGCAATTGAGAAAAGTGACGAGATAAATGATTTTCGCCGAAGATGGCGACATGATTCTTGCATTTTTCAAAAAATTTGGTTAGGATTCTCCTGACGATGGGCTTTGTGTGTCTACCGTTGATAATCTTCAAGAAACCGCCACCGAGCGGTTTTTTATTGATGTCAATTGTGTTTTTAAGGCTCTCCTTCCTTAAAGTGTGTTGTACAAAAAACTGGCAGCCAGCTACGCTCATTTTGAAAAAGTGACACCCTTCAATGTTTCTTTTGAATGGAATTGCTACCCATAAATCTCTATCAAAAACAGGAGAGCATATATGGTGGAGCGTTGTTCTGTTTGTGAGCAGTCATTAAGTTATTCACGAGAAGTTGAACAAGATGGCGTTGAATATAAATCTTGCCCAAAATGTTCTGCTGATGCCGGAGTGCACGTTTTTTATAAAACAATAGACTTTGGTTATAGGGATATGGGAGACGGAAGGCATATCGTTCAGTCATGGTGTCCGGCTTGTCGTTCTGGTGAAAAACCTTCTATACCACCAGCATTTAAATGTTGTTAACTCAATGAATTATAAAAAGAGGCTGCCTGTGGGCGGCCTTTTTTGTGCACTACGCAACTTTTGCGACTCAGCGCTATAACCAGCTTCTTTCCCTTCACTCGTTGCACTTCCGATAACCGGAGGTGGGAATTATGAAAATGCATAACGATCCTCATTCCTGGTCTGACTTACTTGAATTGTTACAGAGCTGGTGGCGTGGAGACACACCGCTGGGCGCAGTAATTATGTCGATCGTTATGGCTGGCTTGCGCATTGCCTATTTTGGCGGTGGTGGTGGCTGGAAGCGAAAAACGATCGAGATTTTGCTCTGCGGCGCTCTGACGCTGACTTTTGCATCCGCTCTTGAGTATGTCGGATGGCCTAAATCGCTTTCTGTTGCCATTGGTGGTGGCGTTGGGTTGATCGGTGTCGATGCTATTCGTGGGGCTGCAATGAGAGTAATCGGTAATAAGTTTGGTGGCTCTAAGGAGTAATTTATGCAGGTACTAAATTCCCAGCGTAAAGCTTTCCTCGATATGGTGGCATGGTCAGAAGGAACGGATAACGGGCGACAACCGACACGTAATCACGGTTATGATGTTATTGTTGGCGGAGAACTGTTTACTGATTATTCTGATCACCCTCGCAAACTTGTCACGCTAAACCCCAAACTCAAATCAACAGCCGCCGGACGTTATCAGCTTCTTTCACGCTGGTGGGATGCCTACCGCAAGCAGCTTGCTCTGAAAGACTTCTCCCCCAAAAGCCAGGATGCTGTGGCACTGCAACAGATTAAAGAGCGTGGCGCTTTACCGATGATTGATCGCGGTGATATTCGTCAGGCAATCGACCGTTGCAGCAATATCTGGGCTTCACTGCCGGGCGCTGGTTATGGTCAGTATGAACATAAAATCGGTGATCTGATTGCCCGGTTTAAAGAGGCTGGTGGGGTGGTAAATGAAGTTGAGCTATAAGTTGGTTATCGCTGCATTCTTCTTTACTGTCATCGGTTCTTTCATCTGGTCTGCCAACCACTACTACAGCAAATATCAGCACGAAAAGAAACGTGCTGATGAGGCTGTACAAAATGCCAAATCGGCAACTGTCATTACCAATAACGTCCTGCAATCACTGCAAATCGTCAATACAGTTCTGGAGGCTAACCAGCATGCAAAACAGCAGATCACACTGGAGTCACAGAGAACCCAGGAAGATATCAAAGTGGCTGTTGCGGATGATGATTGTGCTTCACGTCCTGTGCCTGCTGTCGCTGCTGACCGGTTGCGGAAATTCGCGAACGGTTTACGTGAGCGCTCCGGTGGCACCACTGCCAGCCAGCCTGACTTCTGATACTCCTGTACCGTTTATACCCAATCCGCTGACGTATGGTGCCAGTCTGGAGTTGAATGTGAGTCTGTTGTCAGCGTTGGGACAATGCAATATTGACAAAGCGGGGATTAGAAAGATAGAGGCGAGCCGGTCAGGTAGAAATGAATCAGACTCAAAGTGAAGCGGAAAAGGTATGTGGCACAAACTGATGCTACCATAATTACAGCCTGATGACTTGTGGAATGAAACATGTTGAACCTCCTTAATTGATGTTATTCGAGTGAGGAAGGCATTCTGTCCTTCTATAGTGTCAAGTAAATCACACGGGAAACTTGCCTCACGCGTGAGACAAGCCTCTCCCATCAGTGAGTTGTATTGATCTCGACTCTTCAAAGAATTCATTACTGGGTAGATGAAAATAGTTTCACGACGAATGGAGGAGACTATGTCGGTAGCTTCTTCATTGGAGTACATATGCCACCACGAACCCCAAAAGCCTGCCGAGTTCGCGGCTGCCGCCATACCACGACTGACCCGTCAGGTTATTGCGAAAGCCACAAAAGCGAGGGCTGGAAGCAATACAAGCCAGGCCAGTCCCGACACCAGCGCGGTTATGGTTCGAAATGGGATGTTATCCGGGGGCGTGTACTAAAGCGTGACAAAGGCCTGTGTCAGTTGTGTTTGCGTGCCGGTGTGGTGCGCGAGGCGAAAACCGTTGACCACATCATCCCTAAAGCGCATGGCGGCACTGATGCCGACAGCAATCTGCAGAGCCTGTGCTGGCCGTGTCATAAGGCGAAGACGGCCCGTGAACGGCTGAAGTAAGAACCAGTTCCCACTGCCAGAGGGGAGGGGCGGGTCAAATCCCTGTGACCTGACGTCTTCCGGACTGCCCGCCCCATCGTTTTTTTATACCCGCGAAAAATGAAATTTAACCAGGAGTGCCGCATATGGCTGGAACGACGGGGCGTTCCGGGCGTCGCCCCAAGCCAACGGCGCGCAAGGCGCTGGCCGGAAATCCCGGCAAGCGAGCCCTGAACAAAGATGAGCCTGTTTTTACGCCCATCAAAGGTGTTGAGCCACCGGAGTGGTTCGCTGAAGAAAATCTCCCTCTCGCCACGATCATGTGGCAACTGACAACCAAAGAACTCTGCGGTCAGGGCCTGCTGTGCGTGACTGACCTCGCGGTGCTTGAGCGGTGGTGCGTGGCCTACGAGTTCTGGCGACGTGCCGTGAAAAATATTGCCAGACAGGGCAACACCATCACCGGTGCAATGGGCGGTATGGTCAAAAATCCGGAGCTGACCGTCAAAAAAGAACAGGAGTCCGAGATGAGCAGTACGGGGGCAATGCTCGGACTCGACCCCAGCAGCCGCCAGCGTCTGATTGGCCTGGCGGGGCAGAAGAAAGCCACTAACCCGTTTCTGAAAATCATCGAATCATGAGCCGGAAATCTTACCCCAACGTAAATGCTGCCAATCAGTATGCCCGTGATGTCGTGCACGGAAAGATTGTGGCCTGCCAGTTTGTGATTCAGGCCTGCCAGCGCCATCTTGATGACCTGATGGAGGAAAAAAGTAAGTCGTTTCGTTACCGCTTCGACAAGGACCTGGCTGAACGGGCCGCGAAATTTATTCAGCTGTTGCCGCACACCAAGGGTGAGTGGGCATTTAAGAGGATGCCCATCACGCTGGAGCCGTGGCAGCTCTTTGTGATCTGCTGCGCGTTTGGCTGGGTCAATAAAGGCTCCCGGCTGCGCCGCTTCCGTGAGGTGTATACCGAAATCCCCCGTAAGAACGGCAAATCGGCAATCTCTGCCGGTGTCGCCCTGTATTGTTTTGCCTGTGATAACGAGTTCGGCGCGGAAGTGTATTCCGGTGCCACGACGGAGAAACAGGCATGGGAAGTCTTTCGTCCGGCAAGACTGATGTGTAAACGCACACCCATGCTGACGGAAGCGTTCGGGATTGAGGTTAACGCCTCAAACATGAACCGTCCGGAGGATGGTGCGCGTTTTGAACCGCTGATCGGTAACCCCGGTGATGGTTCATCACCCCACTGTGCCGTGGTGGATGAATATCACGAGCACGCCACAGATGCGCTTTACACCACGATGCTTACCGGGATGGGGGCGCGACGTCAGCCACTGATGTGGGCTATCACTACCGCCGGGTACAACATTGAGGGGCCGTGCTACGACAAACGGCGGGAAGTCATCGAGATGCTCAACGGCTCGGTGCCTAACGATGAACTGTTCGGGATCATCTATACCGTTGATGAAGGTGACGACTGGACCGACCCGCAGGTGCTGGAAAAAGCCAACCCGAATATCGGGGTGTCGGTTTACCGTGAGTTTTTGTTAAGTCAGCAACAGCGTGCGAAAAATAACGCCCGTCTGGCAAACGTCTTTAAAACAAAACACCTCAATATCTGGGTGTCGGCGCGTTCGGCGTATTTCAACCTGGTGAGCTGGCAGAGCTGCGAGGATAAATCACTGACCCTTGAGCAGTTCGAGGGGCAGCCGTGCATTCTGGCCTTTGACCTGGCGCGTAAGCTGGATATGAACAGCATGGCGCGACTTTATACCCGCGAGATTGACGGTAAAACGCATTACTACAGTGTGGCCCCGCGTTTCTGGGTACCGTATGACACGGTGTACAGCGTCGAGAAAAATGAAGATCGACGGACAGCCGAACGCTTTCAGAAATGGGTGGAAATGGGCGTTCTGACCGTTACCGATGGTGCGGAGGTGGATTATCGCTACATCCTCGAGGAGGCCAAAGCGGCGAACAAAATCAGCCCGGTCAGTGAGTCACCCATCGACCCCTTCGGGGCGACCGGGTTGTCACATGACCTTGCTGATGAAGACCTGAACCCCATCACTATCATTCAGAACTACACCAACATGTCCGACCCGATGAAAGAGCTGGAAGCGGCAATTGAATCGGGGCGCTTTCATCATGATGGCAATCCCATCATGACCTGGTGTATCGGTAACGTGGTCGGCAAAACCATTCCGGGTAACGATGATGTGGTGAAGCCCGTCAAAGAGCAGGCGGAAAACAAAATCGATGGTGCAGTTGCGCTGATTATGGCGGTTGGCAGAGCCATGCTGTACGAGAAAGAAGACACGCTGTCTGACCACATTGAGTCCTATGGGATCCGCTCGCTTTAACTGAGGTAATTATGATCATGCTGATTCTCGCGCCTCTGGTGGGCGTGCTGGGGGCGCTTTTGCTGGCGTATGGTGCCTGGCTGATTTATCCCCCGGCGGGGTTTGTTGTTGCCGGGGCGTTGTGCCTGTTCTGGTCGTGGCTGGTGGCGCGATATCTCGACCGTACACAGTCGTCTGTCGGCGGAGGTAAATAGTGTTCTTTTCGGGATTATTTCAACGAAAAAGTGACGCACCGGTGACCACGCCAGCAGAGCTGGCGGATGCTATCGGGTTGTCCTACGACACCTATACCGGAAAGCAGATCAGCAGCCAGCGGGCCATGCGACTGACGGCGGTTTTTTCCTGTGTCAGGGTGCTGGCGGAGTCGGTCGGGATGTTGCCCTGCAACCTGTATCACCTGAACGGCAGCCTGAAGCAGAGAGCCACCGGCGAACGTCTGCATAAGCTGCTCTCCACGCATCCCAATGGCTATATGACGCCGCAGGAGTTCTGGGAGCTGGTGGTCACCTGTCTGTGCCTGCGGGGAAACTTTTACGCCTACAAAGTGAAAGCATTTGGCGAAGTGGCTGAACTGCTGCCCGTCGATCCCGGCTGTGTGGTACCGAAGCTTAACAGTAGCTGGGAGCCGGTCTATCAGGTCACATTCCCGGATGGCTCCACGGATGTACTGAGCCAGGAGGATATCTGGCATGTGCGCACGCTGACGCTGGACGGACTGGTGGGGCTGAATCCCATCGCCTATGCCCGCGAGGCAATATCGCTGGCGGCAGCGACCGAAGAGCACGGGGCCAGACTGTTCAGCAATGGCGCGGTGACGTCGGGTGTGTTGCGTACAGAGCAGACGCTGTCAGATCAGGCTTACGAGCGCCTGAAGAAAGATTTTGAGGAGCGTCACACCGGGCTTGGCAATGCTCACCGCCCGATGATCCTTGAGATGGGGCTGGACTGGAAGTCGATGGCGCTGAACGCCGAGGACAGCCAGTTCCTGGAAACCCGCAAGTTTCAGCTTGAAGAAATCTGTCGTCTGTTCCGGGTGCCGTTGCACATGGTGCAGAACACCGATCGCGCCACCTTCAACAATATCGAAGAGCTGGGGCTGGGATTTATCAACTATTCACTGGTGCCGTATCTGACCCGCATCGAACAGCGGATCAACACCGGACTGGTACGAAAAAGTAAGCAGGGCGTTTATTACGCCAAATTTAACGCCGGGGCGTTACTGCGCGGGGATATGAAGTCCCGTTTTGAAGCCTACGCCACCGGGATCAACTGGGGAATTTACTCTCCCAATGACTGCCGCGACCTGGAAGATATGAATCCACGACCCGGTGGTGATGTCTATCTCACACCGATGAACATGACCACGAAACCCTCCGATGGCAGTAAAGCCGGTAAGCAGAAGGATAACGCCAATGCAGACGAAACAACGTCTTGATGTACCGCTGAGTCTGAAATCTGTCAGTGACTCCGGTGAGTTTGAAGGGTATGGCTCCGTCTTTGGTGTAAAGGACAGCCACGATGATGTGGTGATGTCCGGGGCATTTGCTGCTTCCCTGCGGGCGTGGAGTGACAGAAAAGCGTTACCTGCGCTGCTCTGGCAGCACCGCATGGATGAACCCATCGGTGTTTACACTGAAATGAAGGAAGACGATGTCGGGCTTTACGTCAGGGGACGGTTGCTTATTGATGATGATCCCCTCGCAAAACGCGCACATGCACACATGAAGGCCGGTTCGTTAACCGGCCTTTCTATTGGGTACGTCCTGAAAGACTGGGAATACGACCGGAGCAAAGAAGCCTTTCTGCTGAAAGAAATCGACCTCTGGGAAGTCAGCCTGGTGACGTTCCCGTCTAACGACGAGGCGCGGATCAGCGACGTCAAGAACGCACTGGCCCGCGGGGAAATCCCCGAACAGAAAAAAATCGAAAGAGTCCTGCGTGATGTCGGACTCTCCCGTACCCAGGCCAAAGCATTCATGGCCGGGGGCTATGGCGCACTGTCCCTGCGCGACGCTGAGGATGTGGGCTCTGCACTGAATGCACTGAAAAATCTGAACTTCTAATCAGGAGAAATACGATGGCGGTTGATATTAAAGATGTCGAACAGGTCGCGCAGGAGCTGCAGCAGAAGTTTGACGACTTCAAAGCAAAGAACGACAAGCGCGTGGATGCGATTGAGCAGGAAAAAGGCAAGCTTGCCGGGCAGGTGGAAACCCTGAACGGGAAACTCAGCGAGCTGGAAAACCTCAAAAGCGATCTTGAAAAAGAGCTGCTTGAGCTGAAACGTCCGGCAGGTGGTGCGCAAAATAAACTGGCCACCGAGCATAAAGAAGCGTTTGTGGGCTTCCTGCGTAAAGGCCGTGAAGATGGTCTGCGCGATCTGGAGCGCAAGGCATTACAGGTGGGCACCGATGAAGACGGCGGCTATGCCGTGCCGGAAGCACTGGATCGCAACATTCTCACCCTGCTGAAAGATGAAGTGGTGATGCGCCAGGAAGCCACGGTGATCACCGTTGGTGGTTCCGACTACAAAAAACTGGTGAATCTGGGCGGCACGGCTTCCGGATGGGTTGGCGAGACTGACGCGCGCTCCCAGACTGCCACCTCAAAACTGGGCCTGATTGAACCTTTCATGGGGGAAATCTACGGTAACCCGCAGGCCACCCAGAAAATGCTGGATGATGCCTTTTTCAACGTGGAAGCATGGATCAACAGCGAGCTGGCAACCGAATTTGCCGAACAGGAAGAAATTGCCTTTACCACCGGCGATGGTACCAAGAAGCCGAAAGGGTTCCTGGCGTATGAATCCACGGATGAAACCGATAAGGTCCGGGCGTTCGGCAAACTTCAGCATATTGTATCCGGCGACGCGACGGCGGTGACCGCAGACGCCATTATCAAACTGATTTACACGCTGCGTAAGGCACACCGCACAGGCGCGAAGTTCATGATGAACAACAACAGCCTGTTTGCCATCCGTCTGCTGAAAGACAGCGAGGGTAACTATCTGTGGCGTCCGGGGCTGGAGCTGGGGCAGCCGTCCTCTCTGGCGGGTTACGGTATCGCTGAAAACGAACAGATGCCGGATATCGCCGCTGATGCGAAAGCCATTGCATTTGGTAACTTCAAACGGGGTTACACCATCGTTGACCGTATCGGCACCCGCATTCTGCGTGACCCGTACACCAATAAACCGTTTGTCGGTTTTTATACCACCAAACGCACCGGCGGCATGCTGGTCGATTCGCAGGCCATCAAACTGCTGAAGATTGCAGTGGCGTAATCACTCAGGGGCGCGGAACCGCGCCCCTGTTCTGACGGGTGAAGAATCATGATCCTGAAACAAGATCTGAAATGGTCACCGGACGGTATGCGTGTTGAGGTCATTCGGGCCGGTGAGTATGACGACGGGGCGCTTCCTGCCCGGGTGCAGGAGATTGCACTTCAGGCCGGGTTAGCAGAGCGCGGAATCAGTGCAAAAAGCAGTAAAGCGGCAAAAGAGAAAAAAGCCACGACCAGTAAAGAGGGCTGAGTATGCTTCTGACAATGGAAGAGATTAAAGCCCAACTCCGGCTGGATGAGGATTTCGATGCTGATGACCGCCATCTGCAACTGCTGGCCTGTGCGGCACAAAAGCGGACGGAAACGTATCTGAACCGGAAGCTCTATGCACCGGATGAAACCATTCCGGACAGCGATCCGGACGGGCTGCACCTGCCGGATGATATTCGTCTGGGGATGCTGATGCTTATCAGCCATTTTTACGAAAACCGCTCGTCGGTTACGGAAGTGGAGAAACTCGACATGCCGCAGAGTTTTGGCTGGCTTGTCGGCCCGTACAGGTACTTTCCGCAATGAAAATTCGTCAGGCGCAGACCAGCGCAACCTACATTCTGCCTGACCCAGGCGAGCTGAATAAACGCGTCCTGATCCGCCAGCGGGTGGATATGCCCGCGGATAACTTTGGCGTGGAGCCTCAATACCCGGTTGCGTTCCGGGCATGGGCGAAGGTTATCCAGACCAGTGCCACCACCTGGCAGGAAACCGCGCAGACTGGAGACGCCATCACCCATTACATCACCATTCGCTACCGCCGGGGGATCACCGCTGATTATGAGGTGGTCTGCGGTGACAGTGTGTACCGGGTGAAACGTCAGCGCGATCTGAACGGGGCGCGGCGCTTTCTGCTGCTGGAGTGTACGGAACTGGGCGAATTTACGCAGAGTCACGGAGGCAGCAATGGCGACTCCCTTTTTTCACGTTGATGTTCAGCAGCCCGCGGAGATGCGCTTTAACCGCGCCCGTGTCCGGCGGGCGTTTGTCACGATTGGGCAGCGTCATATGCGTGATGCCCGTCGGCTGGTGATGCGCCGTGCGCGGTCGGCACCGGGTGAAAATCCCGGTTATCAGACCGGACGTCTGGCTCGTTCGATTGGTTACATGGTGCCGAGAGCCAGTAAAAAGCGAGCCGGTTTTATGACACGCATTGCCCCTAACCAGCGCAACGGGAAGGGGAACCGGATGATCTCTGGTGACTTCTATCCGGCGTTTCTGTTTTTTGGTGTCCGGGGAGGAGCAAAACGTCGTCGTAGCCATCATCGTGGTGCATCCGGTGGCAGCGGCTGGCGGCTGGCTCCACGTAATAACTTTATGGTGGAAACTCTTGAAAAGAACCGCAGCTGGACACGCTATTTTCTGGCGCGGGAATTACGTAAATCACTGAAGCCGGAGCGACGACGCAGATGAAACTGACGCCTGTTATTGCTGCGCTGCGTGCCCGCTGCCCGTATTTTGAAAACCGGGTGGCAGGCGCGGCACAGTTCAAAAATCTGCCGGAGGTCGGAAAGCTGAGACTCCCGGCGGCGTATGTGGTACCGGGTGATGACTCTCCGGGAGAAAACAAAAGCCAGACCGACTACTGGCAGGAGCTGAAAGAGGGCTTCTCCGTGGTTGTCATACTGAGTAACGGGCGTGATGAGCGCGGTCAGTTTGCCTCGTATGATGTGGTGGACGATGTCCGGCAGATGCTCTTTAAGGCCCTGCTGGGCTGGAACCCGGAAGCGTGCGGTAACCCGATTACCTATGACGGCGGCACGCTGCTGGATCTGAATCGTCATGAGCTGATTTATCAGTTCGATTTTTCGGTCATCAGCGAGCTGACTGAAGACGATACCCGCCAGCAGGATGACCTGAACAGTCTGGATGAACTGCAAACGCTGGCGATTGATGTTGATTATCTCGATCCCGGTAACGGGCCTGACGGCGATATCGAACATCACACCGAAATAACCCTTCCTTCCTGAGAATCTTCATGTTTGTGAAACCTGTTAAAGGGCGGTCAGTTCCTGACCCTGCCCGCGGCGACCTTTTGCCAGCCGAAGGGCGAAATGTTGACGAGAACAACTACTGGCTGCGCCGTGAAGCAGCGGGTGATATCCGGCGCGTGAATAAAAAGGTGAATACCGATGACGATAAGCTTTAACACCATTCCGTCGAATACGCTGGTTCCGTTGTTTTATGCGGAAATGGATAACCAGGCGGCGAATACTGCACAGGACAGCGGAGCATCGCTGCTGATTGGTCATGCCAATAACGGTGCAGAAATTGTTGCCAACAGTCTGGTACTGATGCCGTCGGCAGACTATGCCCGCCAGATTTGTGGTGCGGGAAGTCAGCTGGCGCGTATGGTCGAGGCTTATCGCCAGACTGACCCGTTTGGTGAACTGTATGTGATTGCCGTTCCTGAATCCACAGGCGCGGCGGCAACGGTTACGCTGACGGTGACCGGGGCGGCAACCGAAACCGGCACGGTGAATGTGTATGTGGGACGTACCCGCGTGCAGGCACCGGTGACCAACGGCGATAACGTCACGATGATTGCCAGTAGTATTCAGGATGCCATCAATGCCGTTCCGACCCTGCCGTTTACGGCTTCATCTTCGGCAGGCGTGGTCACACTGACCGCGCGTCATAAGGGGCTTTGCGGGAATGAAATTCCTGTCAGCCTCAATTACTACGGCTTTGGTGGGGGCGAAGTGCTGCCAGCGGGCGTACAGATTGCCGTGGCGACGGGTACCGCCGGAACGGGTGCTCCGGTTCTCACCGGCGCGGTGGCTGCAATGGCGGATGAGCCGTTTGATTATATCGGCCTGCCGTTCAACGACACGGCCTCCGTTAACACGCTGGTGACCGAGATGAACGATACCAGCGGTCGCTGGAGCTATGCGCGTCAGCTGTATGGTCATGTGTATACGGCAAAGATCGGCACGCTGTCAGAACTGGTGACCGCAGGTGACCAGTTTAACCAGCAGCACATTACCCTGGCGGGGTACGAAAAAGACACCCAGACGCCTGCCGACGAGCTGGCGGCAAGCCGTACCGCCCGCGCAGCGGTGTTTATCCGCAACGATCCGGCACGTCCCACGCAGACCGGTGAGCTGGTAGGTATGCTGCCTGCGCCGAAGGGGAAACGGTTCACGATGACCGAGCAGCAGACCCTGCTGTCTCATGGCGTGGCAACGGCGTATGTCGAAAGCGGGGTACTGCGCATTCAGCGTGATGTCACCACGTACAGGAAAAACGCTTACGGGGTTGCGGATAACAGCTACCTCGACAGCGAGACGCTGCATACCAGCGCGTATGTACTGCGCAAACTGAAATCCGTCATTACCAGTAAGTACGGGCGTCACAAGCTTGCCAGTGACGGTACCCGCTTTGGTCCCGGTCAGGCGATTGTCACCCCGGCGGTGATCAAAGGGGAACTGCTGGCAACCTACCGTCAGCTCGAGCGTGCGGGGATCGTGGAAAACTACGAACTGTTCAAGCAGTACCTGATTGTGGAGCGTGATGCCAGCGATCCGAACCGCCTGAACACGCTGTTCCCGCCTGACTATGTTAACCAGTTGCGTGTCTTTGCCGTGGTTAACCAGTTCCGTCTTCAGTATTCAGAGGAGTCTGCATAATGGCCCGTATCGGGGGAACCTGTTATTTCAAAATTGACGGTCAGCAGCTATCGCTGACCGGCGGCATTGAGGTGCCCATGAACAAAACGGTTAACGATGACATCATCGGTCTGGATGGTTCAGTGGACCGCAAGGAAACTCACCGCGCGCCTTATGTCAAAGGAACCTTCAAGGTGCCGAAGAATTTTCCGGTGAGCAAAATCACCTCGTCTGATGAGATGACTATCACTGCCGAGCTGGCGAACGGTCAGGTCTATGTACTGTCGTCTGCCTGGCTGCACGGCGAAGCGAACCATAATGCCGAAGAAGGCACGGTTGATCTTGAGTTCCACGGTGAAGAAGGGGATTACCAGTGATTGAGCTTGTACTTAAAAAACCGATCATCGCCCACAAAGAAACACTGCATGTGCTGGAAATACGTGAGCCTACGTATGACGAGATTGAGGCGCTGGGGTTCCCTTTCTCTGTTTCGCCTGATGGTGGTATGAAAATGGACAGTCAGGTAGCGCTGAAATATATCCCGCTTCTGGCCGGGATCCCGCGCTCGTCTGCAGCGCAGATGACGAAGCTGGATATTTTCAAGGCAGGCATGATTGTAATGCGTTTTTTTACCGGCTTGGAGACGGAAGAGACCTCCGGAAGCGATTCTACAATGTCGCGTGGTTCTGGAAATTAAACCCCCTTGAACTTCGCCGGACGGCTATTTCCCACTTTGCTGATCTGGAGGCAGAGGCCGTCCGTATAAATGAGGAGATGAAGCATGGCTGATAATTTTCAGCTGAAAGCCATCATCACCGCCGTTGACAGGCTATCCGGCCCGCTTAAAGGTATGCAGCGTCAGCTTAAGGGGTTTCAGAAAGAAGTCTCCAGCCTTGCTCTGGGCGCTGCCGGGGCGGGTACTGCAATAATGGGGGCACTGGCACTCCCTGTAAAATCAGCCATCACCCTTGAATCGAAGATGGCTGATGTCCGCAAAGTGGTGGACGGTCTGGATACGCCGGATGCGTTTAAGGCCATGACGGAGCAGGTACGCGCTTTGTCTACTGAGCTTCCCATGTCTGCAGACGGGATCGCGGAAATTGTGGCGGCTGGCGGTCAGGCCGGGATTGCACGTGATGAACTGATGCAGTTTGCCACTGATGCGGTGAAGATGGGCGTGGCCTTTGATACCACGGCTGAAGAGTCCGGGCAGATGATGGCCCAGTGGCGTACTGCGTTTAATATGACGCAGGATGAAGTGGCCGGGCTGGCTGACAAAATCAACTACCTTGGTAATACCGGCCCGGCGAATGCGAAGAAAATCTCCGATATTGTTACGCGTATTGGTCCTTTAGGTGGTGTTGCAGGTGTGGCTTCCGGCGAAATCGCGGCAATGGGGGCAACCATTGCCGGGATGGGCGTGGAGTCAGAAATTGCCGCCACAGGGATCAAGAACTTCATGCTTTCCCTGACCGCGGGAAATTCCGCGACAAAATCGCAGAAACAGGCATTACGTTTTCTGCGGATCAATCCGAAGAAATTAGCTGCTGATATGCAGAAAGATGCCCGGGGAACCATGCTGTCTGTACTGGATGCGATGGCTAAAGTGCCTAAAGAAAAACAGGCAGCTGTGCTGAATGCCCTGTTCGGGAAAGAGTCTCTGGGCGCGATAGCACCTCTGCTGACTAACCTTGATTTGTTGCGTACCAACTTCAGGCGGGTTGCGGATTCCCAGCAGTATGGCAGTTCGATGCAGAAGGAATATGCTTCGAGGGCAGCGACGACGGAAAACCAGCTTTTACTTCTGCAAAATCAACTTGATGCCATTTCTTCCACTCTGGGGGAAACGTTTCTTCCTGAGGTTAATGATGGTCTTGAAGCGGTAAAACCGCTCCTTGAGGAAGTGAGAACGTTTGTCCGTGAAAACCCGGAGCTCGTTAAGACCATTGCTAAAATCGGTCTGGCTTTACTGACAGTGGGAGCCGCTGCAGGCTCTTTGTCCAGAATCATGAAAGTTCTCGGCGGAGTGATGAATATGACGCCTGCTAAGGGGCTGATTGCTCTTCTGGTTGGTGGCGCTTACCTCATTATTGATAATTGGGAAACCGTAGGTCCTGTCATAAAAAAAGTCTGGCACGTGGTGGATGAAACGGCGCAGGCGATGGGGGGATGGGAAACTGTTCTGAAAGCGATTGCCCTGTTTATGGCAACCAAATGGGTTGCTGACGTTACCAAATCCATTACCGCAGTGACCAGAGAGATGCGTACGCTGGGGAAGGTATCGGCAGAAACGGGATTGATGGGGAAAGGCCGCGGCTTTATCGGGAAGGCCGGGGTATATGGTTTTCTGGGAACCCTGATGTATGAGCCGGTTAAAGATACTCTGGAAAGTGTTGTTCCTGAAGATACGGTTAACTGGCTGGATAATAAAGGGCTGTTTCTGGCTTCAGACTGGACGCCTTTTTTTGATCGTAAAGAGTACGAGCAGTATCAGGCCAGCCTGAGTCAGTACAAACCCAATGTTCCGCTGTTGAATCCATCTTCTTCCATGACACAGCACAGCGAGCTGAAAGTCACGTTCGAGAATGCTCCGCCAGGTATGAAGATAATTGATGTACCGGGCAAAGCCGATCCCCTGATGAAAATCACGCACGATGTGGGGTATTCTCCATTCAGACGATAATATAACTACTTTAATCAAGTAGGGTTATTGAGTGGTAAAGTTTGTGCTGAATGTAGGAGAGAATATGAAGAAAATGTTTATATTGTTGTTGGCTGTAGGACTGCCATTAAACTCCTTTGCGAAGCCAGTAACGGAAAAGCAGCTTGCTACATACTTTATAGATAACGTTAAAACTTCAGCGGATAAGAATATAGATCTAGATGTAGAGGGAATAAATAGACTGTCTGTAATATGCCCAGCAAAGTCGGCAAGTGGAACTCTTTTAATAAAAAAAGCATCCTACGAGTTTAATAAAAGCATTGGTGCTTTTGATTTTGAAAATAACTCACAATCTGCACCATTGACTTTTATTGTACCAATTAGTGAGGATGAAAATAACTTTGACTCGGAAATTATTGGTTTCTCTTTTGCATTTAAAATGCCAAGAGGGCAATTCTTTGTTGATGTTACGAAAACAGGGAAGGTAAAGGCTGGCGTAAATATTAGTGGTGAAAGCGGAATTACTTATTCATCATGTAGAATAGATACTCATAATGTTGATTATGATCGTTAATTTTATTACCTAATAAAAAACCGCGTTTACACGCGGTTTTTATTTGAGGTGACGCCATGGATTTTTCTCATATTTCTTCGTACCTATCCTCTGATTCTCGAAGTGGCTGGCGTGAAAAGCTACTTGAAGCATCATTTCGAGGTGTGCCGTTTAAGGTTGAAGAAGAAAGTGCGGGAACCGGTCGCCGTGTGGAAACACATGAATACCCGAACCGCGACAAGCCCTATACCGAAGATCTGGGAAAAGTCACTTTCCGCCCGTCCATCACAGCTTATGTGGTGGGAGATGACTGCTTTGACCAGCGCGATCGCCTGATTGAAGCGCTGAATAAACCCGGTCCCGGCACGCTTGTCCACCCGACATATGGTGAGCTGAAAGTCTGTGTTGACGGGGAAGTTCGGGTCAGCACATCGAAAAGTGAAGGGCGTATTGTCCGCTTTGACCTGAAGTTTGTCGAAGCAGGAGAACTCTCTTACCCCACATCAGGTGCGGCGACGGCGCAGACGCTGATGTCATCCTGTTCTGCACTGGATGACTGCATCAGTGACAGCTTCAGCGGTTTCAGTATCGATGGTGTGGCGGATTTCGTGCAGAACGACGTTATCGGTAATGCCAGCATAATGCTGGGGTATGTTTCTGATGCGATGAAAGTGGTGGATTCTGCCGTATCGGATGCCGCCAGGCTGTTGCAGGGGGATATCTCGGTACTTCTGCCGCCGCCATCGTCAGGCAAAAATTTCGTTGAGCAGGTGCAGAAAATGTGGCGTACCGGGAAACGCCTTTATGGTAACGCCAGCGACCTGGTCACCATGATCAAAACGCTTTCCGGTGTCAGCCTCGGCAGCGATCTGCAACCGCGCGGCGTCTGGAAAACGGACAGCAAAACCACCGCCACGGCGACGCAGCAGCGTAACGTGGTTGCCAGCACCCTTCGTACGACCGCAATCAGCGAAGCGGCGTATGCCGTCACCCGATTGCCTGCGCCAACAACTTCCGCGGTGATGCAGAATTCCGCAGTGGGGCAGGCAACAACACCTGCGCAGAGCACTGGCTGGCCTTCCGTCACGCATCCGGCACTGAACAATGCACCGGCGGTGAAAAACACGGTTGACCTGCCAACGTGGGAAGAACTGACCGACATTCGCGACACACTGAATACGGCAATTGATAAGGAGTTGTCCCGTACAACCAGTGATGCGCTGTTTCTGGCGCTGCGCCGGGTGAAAGCAGATCTGAATGCGGATATCAACACGCGCCTTGAACAGTCTGCACGGATCATTCAGCGCACGCCGGATGAGGTTTTACCCGCGCTGGTGCTGGCGGCGACCTGGTTTGATAACGCGGCGCGTGACGCGGACATTATCCGGCGTAATGCCATTACGCATCCCGGCTTTGTGCCGGTGATCCCTCTGAAGGTGCCAGTGCAATGAACGATAACGTCACGCTACGGGTAAATGGCCGGGAGTGGAATGGCTGGACATCGGTGCGCATCGGTGCCGGTGTTGAACGACTGGCGCGGGATTTCAGTGTGGAGATCACCCGCCAGTGGCCGGGAGATGAGGGTATCACCACGCTTCAGCCGCGCATTAAAAACGGTTCAAAAGTGGAAGTGCTGATTGGTGATGAGCTGGTGATCACCGGCTGGGTGGAGGCGACGCCCGTTCGTTACGATGCCCGTTCGGTCAGCACCGGTATTGCCGGACGCAGTCTGACCGCTGATCTGATTGACTGTGCAGCCGAACCGACACAGTTTAACGGACGATCGCTGGTACAGATTGCGCAGGCGCTTGCTGCGCCCTTCGGCATTGAGGTGGTGAACAACGGTGCGCCGTCGGGTGTTATTCCTGACGTCCAGCCTGATCACGGTGAAACGGTGATTGAGGTAATCAACAAAATACTCGGTCAGCAGCAGGCACTGGCTTACGACGACCCGCACGGCAGGCTGGTGATTGGCGGTATTGGCTCAACGCGGGCACATACTGCGCTGGTACTCGGGGAAAACATCCTTTCCTGCGATACGGAGAAGAGTATCCGGGAGCGATTTTCTGTTTACCAGGTGGCGGGGCAGCGTGCCGGAAACGACGATGATTTCGGTGAGACCACCACCACCGCGCTGCGGGCCCGCACAGAGGACGCATTTATTGCCCGTTACCGTCCGATGTATATCAGGCAGACAGGGCAGGCTACGGGAGCAGGCTGTATTGCCCGTGCGGACTTTGAAGCCCGACAACGGGCGGCGCGGACGGATGAAACCACCTATGTGGTGCAGGGCTGGCGACAGGGTAACGGTACGCTGTGGCAGCCCAACCAGCGGGTGATTGTCTTTGATCCGGTCTGTGGTTTCGACAATACCGAACTGCTTGTTTCGGAAGTCACGTTTACTCAGGACCAGAACGGCACCCTGACGGAAATCCGTGTCGGCCCGCCTGATGCTTATCTGCCTGAACCCGAAGCCCCCGGCGCGCGGAAAAAGAAAAAAGCCAGAGTACAGGAGGACCCGTTCTGATGAGGACGATTGAAGCCATGCAGCGACAACTCCTCGGCCTGATTGGGCGGGCCGTGGTGAAAAGCATCAGTGCCGCCACGAAATGTCAGACCGTGGATGTGTCCCTGATTGCCGGTGAACCCAAAGCCGGGGTTGAACATCTTGAACCCTACGGTTTTACCGCAAGGGCAAACAGCGGTGCGGAAGCTGTGGTGTTGTTTCCGGATGGCGACCGTTCTCATGCGGTGGTTGTTACGGTGTCGGACCGTCGCTACCGCCTGAAAGGGCTGCAGACTGGGGAGGTGGCTGTCTATGACGATCAGGGGCAGTCCGTGACGCTGACCCGGGAGGGGATCGTGGTGGACGGTGCTGGTAAAACGATCACGTTTCACAATGCGCCTAAGGCACGTTTTGAAATGGACCTGGAAGTGACAGGACAGGTGAAAGACCTGTGCGACTCCAGCGGCACCACCATGTCAGCGATGCGGCTTGCCTATAACGGGCATCGTCACAGAGAGAACGGTCAGGGCAGTAACACCGACAAACCTGATAAAGCGATGGAGGCATGATGGAACTGTGGCTGACGGTGAACGGTAAACGCACCTGCGCCAGCGCACCGCTGGATCCGCTGACCCGCGCCGTGGTGATTTCCCTGTTTACCTGGCGGCGGGCGGAGCCTGATGACAACGCCGGCGTCCCGATGGGATGGTGGGGGGATACCTGGCCTGCGGTACAGAATGACCGTTACGGCTCCCGACTGTGGCTGCTTCAGCGCAGCAAACTGACCAATCAGTTGGTGCAGACGGTAAGGGGGTATATCCGCGAATGCCTGCAATGGATGATTGATGACGGCGTGGTGTCCCGTATTGATCTGGATATCCGCCGCACCGGGATTAATGAACTGGGTAACAGTATCACTCTCTGGCGTCGTGACGGACCGGTAATGATTTCTTTTGATGATCTGTGGAGTGCGATAACGCATGGCGGACAGTGAATTTCAGCGCCCGACGCTGGCAGAAAATATCAGTATGCTCCGTAACGATTTATTCGCCAGGCTGGACGTCAGCGACACGCTCCGGCGCATGGATGAAGACGTGCGGGCAAAGGTGTATGCGGCGGCGCTGCATACGGTTTACGGTTACATCGATTATCTGGCAATGAACATGCTGCCTGACCTGTGCGATGAGTCCTGGCTGGCGCGACATGCTGCGATGAAACGGTGTCCGCGCAAGGGAGCCACGGCTGCCAGTGGGTATATGCGCTGGGAAGGTGTCAGCGATGGCCTGAAGGTGACCGCCGGGAGTGTTATTCAGCGCGATGACCTGGTGCAGTACACGACAACTGACGATGCAACCAGCTCCGGTGGTGTCCTGCGCGTGCCGATCGCCTGCTCAAGTGCAGGTGCGGTCGGTAACGCTGACGACGGTACGGCATTAATCCTGGTCACGCCGGTGAATGGTCTGCCGTCTTCCGGTGTGGCTGACACCCTGACAGGCGGATTTGATACTGAAGAGCTGGAAACGTGGCGCGCCCGCGTCATTGAGCGGTATTACTGGACGCCGCAGGGCGGGGCTGACGGGGACTATGTTGTCTGGGCTAAAGAAGTGCCCGGCATTACCCGCGCATGGACATACCGTCACTGGATGGGAACGGGAACTGTCGGTGTGATGATTGCCAGCAGTGACCTGATTAATCCCATTCCTGAAGAATCAACGGAAACGGCGGCAAGACAACATATCGAGCCACTGGCCCCGGTGGCAGGCTCTGATTTGTATGTATTCAGGCCGGTGGCACATAAAGTGGATTTTCATATCCGCGTGACGCCGGACACACCGGAAATACGAGCCGCCATTACTGCGGAGTTGCGTTCGTTCCTGCTGCGTGATGGTTATCCGCAGGGAGAACTGAAGGTGTCGCGTATCAGTGAAGCGATTTCCGGTGCGAACGGGGAATACAGCCATCAGTTGCTTGCACCGGCGGACAATATCTCCATTGCAAAAAATGAACTGGCGGTTCTGGGGACGATTTTATGGACGTGACAAACGATGATTACATCCGTCTGTTGTCGGCACTGCTGCCGCCCGGTCCGGCGTGGCCAGCTAGCGATCCGGCGATTGCCGGTGCAGCACCGTCATTAACCCGTGTTCATCAGCGTGCGGATGCCCTGATGCGGGAGCTGGATCCGCGCACCACCACCGAACTGATAAATCGCTGGGAGCGTCTGTGCGGCCTGCCGGATGAATGTATTCCCGCAGGGACACAGACCCTTCTCCAGCGTCAGCAACGGCTGGATGCGAAGGTTAACCTGGCGGGCGGCATCAACGAGGATTTTTATCTTGCACAGCTTGCTGCCCTGGGCAGACCAGATGCCACCATCACGCGATACGACAAAAGCACCTTCACCTGCTCATCGGCCTGTACTGACGCGGTGAATGCGCCGGAATGGCGGTATTACTGGCAGGTCAACATGCCAGCCGCCACCAACACCACCTGGATGACATGTGGCGATCCCTGTGATTCCGCACTGCGTATCTGGGGCGACACCGTTGTCGAGTGTGTGCTTAACAAACTCTGCCCTTCGCATACCTACGTAATTTTTAAATATCCGGAGTAATCCATGCATCGTATAGACACGAAAACCGCGCAGAAGGATAAGTTCGGCGCGGGTAAGAACGGTTTTACCCGTGGTAACCCCCAGACCGGCACACCTGCCACCGATCTGGATGATGACTACTTTGACATGTTGCAGGAAGAACTTTGTAGCGTGGTGGAGGCCTCCGGTGCCAGCCTGGAGAAGGAGCGGCACGACCAGTTGCTTACCGCGCTTCGTGCGCTGCTGTTAAGCCGCAAGAATCCGTTTGGTGATATCAAATCGGACGGCACAGTACCAACGGCTCTCGAAAACCTTGGATTTACAGACCCGGATGACGGGGATTCCCTGGTAGCAGTTAAACAGGACCTGGAGAATGCTGTTATCCGAAATCAGCACGACAAAAACGCAGAGATTATTAGTGTGAGGGATTTTGGGGCTATCGGTGACGGTATTGCTGACGACACTGCGGCGATACAGCGGGCAATTGACTCGGTTCCGGCAGGATCGCGACTGGGATTCTGGAGAGGAAAGTATTTGTTCGACACTGTAACGTTGTCAAAACCCATTGTTCTGGTGGGAGATGCAGACCTGGTTCACAACGGATTCGTTATAAAATCAAGTAATATAACATCGTTATTAACGGGCATGCAGACCTGTCGTGAATACCATCATTCAGCCAGGGCGTTTTCGTGTAATGCCCACCAGGACTTATCTGACTACAAAAATATAAAAATCCTGTTCAACAAGTTTGCGGGTTTTTTCTACGCAACTGATATAACAGCCAGGGATTACGATGCGATGTCTGACAATCCGGATAATCGAGTTGTCAGTGATACCCTGATACTTGGTTGTACGTCAGTAGCCCCTGAGGGTGTAAACGCCGGGCACTTTCAGCATATAGGGGTAACCAACGCAAAGTGCGTCGGCAATTCAACGCACGGAGGGAAAAACGCGACCTCATACAATTTTATCAACGGGAACGGATATCTGATTGTTCAGGGTAATTACGATTACGGAAATACTTATGGCTCCTGTGAGGTTGAAAACGATTCCAGTAATACAGTAATTTCCGGGAACGCATTCAGGGGCAAAATCTGGATTGATGACAGCAGCAACGTCACTGTCAGCGGAAACACCGTTGACGACGAAATTTTGATTACGTCCCAGACTGACGATGTGCGAAACGTTCTGGTTGCAGGGAATACGGCCAAACGAATAGTCGTTCAGCAATTTGGAGACGAACCTGTCGGCTGGGCATACGATTGTCATATACAGGGAAATCTGACAACGGGTAATCCGGAATACGAACACGATATTCTGTTGTCGTCACTGATTAGCGGAACAGTGGAAAATAATCGCCTGAACGGAGAATCGAAATATTCTATTGGTATTATACGTCATCACAATACGGACCTGATAATACGTAACAATACCGGGAAACGAGAAGCCATTATTTCTGGTAGTGGCGGAAGAATAATCGATTACGCAAATATAGGTTTTAATGTATTTACTCAGTCAGACAGTCGACACGTTTCCACACTATTGACCCCGGTGTCGGATTATCTTGATTTACCAGGAAAATACTTGCACGGAACTAAATACGCCGGACAACTGATACCAGGCGGGAATACTGTTATTTCGCTATCAGTACCAGATGTAAAAAACTTAGTTTTCAGGGGGATATCGCTGTGGGTGCTAATCCGTGACCCTGCAAATAACAATATGTCCAGCTACAGAATTGATGGATTTTTCATGGTTGTAGGTTCATCCGTGTCAATAAGTTTTGGAGCTCCTTATTCAGTTCTGGGAGTCGATTCTGGATTTGTGACCGTTGCGAACCAGGGAAGCACAACAACAGCTATCATGCTGAGCATAACGAATACCCACGAAACGAAAAATCTGCAAGTTACGATGCTGCCAGCAGTTACCAGCAGATTTGGGCTGGACGATTAAAAATCTGACAAATTGACGCGCAATTCTGGGCGGAGAGCGCACAACCTGACAGCCCAGAATTGCGTGTTAATTTGCCCAGAAAAAAACGCAAAGTTACAACTGCTCGCGCACAGGGACGAACTGGAGGTCGCTGTCCAGAACAATGGGCGCAGGCTGGACGACTAATTGCATCAGGAGTTTCTCGCCAGAAGGTAGCGATCATCTATGATGTTGGCGTATCGACTTTGTATAAGAAGTTTCCGGTCGGAGATAAATGAAACCGTAGCACGTCGTATGCAAGAACGTGCCACGGCTGGCTGGTTAACTTTCGATAGTGCGAGTATTGAATGATTTCCAGCCGTTACCGATTTTACGTGTTAATTAGTGAACAAACCACTCATCAGCAGATTCCCAGGTATCTTTCAGAGTCTCCTGAACAAAAGTTTTTGCAGAATCCTTATCTGCGGTGCGTGTAACAGAAAGGCCATCGTTGCTGGTGGCTTTTACGATCACCTCTACATCGTCATAACGTTTACTGATGCGTCGGGTTAATTCTTCCTTTAACGCATCCACAGCACCGGTTGGCATTTTAGTCATTTTTTCTTTGGCTATGCAGATTTCAATACGCATAAAAGTCCCTCTATACTGTGTTTGTATACAGTGTTATTTTTAACTGTATGGATAAACAGTGTCAAGAGGTCTTATTTCTGCTCTTTTGGAGCTCTTCAAAACGATTATGTAAAGATTTCGGATACAGTTCGGTATATACCTGCCATAGCACGTTTAATGAACGATGCCCTGTAACTTGGGCGACTTCCTCAATACTAAAACCAGCCTCAAATAAGCGACTTGCCCCTTCTCTACGCAAATCATGGTATCGCAGATCTTTAATACCTAATTTGCTTCTTACCCTCTGAAATCCCGCAGTAACAGAAGTGCTGTTATATGGAAAAATGAATTCCGATTTTTGGGGCTGTCGTTGGACGATATCCCAGGCTTCCCCAAGCAAGGCTACTTTCATGTGGTTGCCTTCCTTTTTGCGTGGATCTTTCCTGTCTCTTACGAGTATAGATTTTTGTTCCTGGTCGAGATCTTCCCATCGTAACCGGCATACTTCTCCGATTCGCATACAGGACCACACAGAAAATTTGAGGATATCAACGAACGGAATTTTTGAGCATTTATGTGTAGATCGTTGTTGAAGACCTTCAATGAGCATGTCCAGTTCATCAGATGCCGGTCTACGATTACGACGGTTTGATTTACCAATCAAACCAAGTTTAAGTAGATATGGACGAGCACTTTTCGCCGGGTTTGATGTGTAATTAATTCCGTATACAGGTTTGGCCGCATCCAGAACACTGCCAAGATAACTAACATCGTGGCTGACTGTTGCTGGACCTGCACCAGCGTTGTTTCTTAGCCTACAATGTTCAATTACGTCATTTTCTGTCAGTTCGGATAGTTTGATCGCGGAGATGTCACTATCCATAAGCAGTTCCAGCACATATCTTTTAGTACGACCTGCTTTACCTCCGGCATTTGGGTCATTTAAATATTTGTGTAGTAAGTCACGGACTGTAAGTCCGTCAACTGCATTTGATGATGGAATGCCATATAGATCTAATTCCATCACTTTCTGTGTACCCCATGTTTTGGCATGGGCATGTTTAGGGAATGTTTTGCTTTCCCTGTAAGTGATAACACCTTTTTCTTTGATAATCACATTACAGCGATAGCGTGGTGTGCCATCGGATTTTAGTCGTTTCTCTATGTTATAGTACGCCATTACACGACCTCGTTATTTCGGGTTCCCATAAATCGTGGGAACCTGCGCGGGAACCTAACGCGAGAAAAATAGCCTGAAATGTTCAAAAATGCACGATAATCCTGAAACACAGAAAACTAATCAAACCAGCGCGATGCCTGAGAAAACTGGCGCTTACGGGAGTTCTCGGTTTAGCATTGCTCCTATGCTCGACTGGACGGACAGACATTGCCGCTATTTCTTGCGTCTGCTTTCCCGCAATACGTTGCTGTATACCGAAATGGTGACTACAGGGGCGATTATTCACGGTAAAGGTGATTACCTGGCGTACAGTGAAGAAGAACATCCGGTAGCATTGCAACTGGGCGGTAGCGATCCGGCGGCGCTGGCGCAGTGTGCAAAGCTGGCAGAAGCGCGCGGATATGATGAGATCAACCTGAATGTCGGCTGCCCGTCTGACCGGGTGCAGAACGGCATGTTTGGGGCGTGTCTGATGGGTAATGCGCAGCTGGTTGCCGACTGCGTGAAAGCGATGCGCGATGTGGTGTCGATTCCGGTGACGGTGAAAACGCGTATTGGCATCGACGACCAGGACAGCTATGAATTTCTCTGCGATTTCATCAACACCGTTTCCGGCAAAGGCGAGTGTGAGATGTTCATCATCCACGCACGTAAAGCCTGGCTTTCGGGGTTAAGCCCGAAAGAAAACCGTGAAATCCCGCCGCTCGATTATCCGCGTGTGTATCAACTGAAGCGTGACTTTCCGCATCTGACAATGTCGATTAACGGTGGCATCAAGTCGCTGGAAGAGGCAAAAGCGCATTTGCAACATATGGATGGCGTGATGGTCGGGCGCGAAGCGTATCAGAATCCGGGTATTCTGGCGGCGGTAGACCGAGAGATCTTTGGTTCCTCGGATACCGATGCCGATCCGGTGGCGGTAGTGCGCGCCATGTATCCGTACATTGAGCGTGAACTCAGCCAGGGGACGTATCTTGGCCATATTACCCGGCATATGCTGGGCTTGTTCCAGGGTATTCCTGGCGCGCGGCAGTGGCGGCGTTATTTAAGTGAAAATGCCCATAAAGCTGGTGCTGACATTAACGTGCTGGAACAAGCGCTCAAACTGGTGGCAGATAAGCGTTAACTTTTCACCAAAAAGTAGTCAAATTCACCACGCCCTGCGCACCGTCGCGGGGCGTTTTGCTGTTAAATCAATAGATTATTTTTGGCATGATTCTTGTAATGCCAGCAAGAGATTTCATATTTGGGAGAGCATCATGCTGGAACTACTTTTTGTGATTGGCTTTTTTGTCATGCTGATGGTCACCGGCGTTTCGTTGCTGGGTATTATCGCTGCGCTGGTTGTGGCGACGGCCATTATGTTCCTCGGCGGTATGCTGGCATTGATGATTAAGTTGCTGCCGTGGTTACTACTGGCGATTGCGGTGGTGTGGGTTATTAAGGCGATTAAAGCACCAAAAGTGCCTAAATATCAGCGTTATGACCGCTGGCGTTACTAA